ATGCTGAGTCAAATGCCCTTCTCAGGGCTTCATGGGAGGACTTATTAGACTCCACCCTATATGTAACGGGTAAACCTTGCCCTGGATGTAGCAAACTTATTGCTTCTTCTGGTATTGTACGAGTAGTAACCTTATGAGTAATAATATAGCCTATTGTTACGCTAGAGTGTCAACTCAGATGCAGGTAGATGATGGGATTAGTCTTGGAGCACAGGAAAAGCAACTCAAGGCTGCAGCAGAAGCGGCTGGATATGAACCAGTGATTCTTCGAGAAGAGGGTCGGTCTGGAAAGAGTATTCAGGGTCGTCCAGTATTGAGGGAGGCTTTAAACAGATTAGATTCTGGTGAAGCTGGAGCACTTTATGTGACTCGATTAGACAGATTAGCGAGGTCTACAAGAGACTTTTTAAGCATAGTTGACCGTTCACATAAGTTTGGTTGGCGACTAGCACTTCTTGATTTAGGTCTTGATACAGCAACATATCAAGGAAGATTTGTTGTCACGATTATGGCTGCCATGGCTGAGATGGAACGAGGAATGATTTCTGAGCGCCAAAAAGATGTACACCAAGATAGAAGAGATTCTGGTAAACGTTGGGGAATTGATTTAGGTCCCAAACCTCTTACAGAAATGTCTATACGAGAAAGAATTGTTCACGAGCGTTCTTTAGGTTTATCGTATGAAGCGATAGCAAAAGGATTAAATAGAGACAATATTCCAACAGTAAAATCTGGTGAAAAGTGGTACGCATCAACGGTTTATCACGTTTTTAAGTCAATTTCTCGAAGTTAGATTGTATATTTTTTAGTAAAATGTAGAAAACAACGCATGATGATGGCATAAAAACCATCTTCCCCCACATGGAGTTGGTACATTGTCTAAAGCATATAGAGTTTCGCTTGTAGTTTTTCTTGTCGTTGTCTTTTATGCTTTTTGGACTCCAGATTCTTCTTCTGGAACTGCAAATAATGGTGTAACTGCTCAGGTTTACCATTGTTGGCAATATACAACATCCCCACCAAGACCATGTAATGCACAGCCAGTGTCCTCAACTACAGTTAATCAAATTAATTTTGATTGGGGTTCTGGACAAGTTTTAAATTCATATGCAGAAAGAGTAGAAGTTAAATTTACTGGGTACATAATGTCTCCAGTAACAAAAACAGTATCTTTTTATGCTCCAGCAGATGACGGAACACACTTCACACTTGATGGAACAGTTTTAATAGACGACTGGGTCGATAAAGGTGGAGGAGGTAGTATAAGTCAGCCAGTAACATTGCAAGCCAACGTAGGTTATCCATTTACATTTTGGTATTACGAAAATGGTGGAGGAGCAAATGTCTGGCTCTATTGGATAGAAAATGGAAATCAACAATTAGTTCCATCAGGTGTTTTTTATCTTACTGACCCAACCCCTCCACCGCCTCCACCACCATCTCTAAACCCACCTACAAATTTAAATGCCACATATCAAGATGGTAGTGTAAATTTGTCTTGGACAGCTCCTACACCTACAGAAGCTAATACTGCCGTAGAAAGATACGCAGTGAGCTGGTCAACTAGTAACTTTACAAATAATGGATGGGGAATAGCTTCTCAAACAACTTCAATAAGTATTCCAGTAGAAAATCTTGCACAGACTGACGGGAGAGGTAAGCAGTATCAATTTAAAATACGAGCAGACAACGATACTTTAAGTACATATTCGTCTGATTCTAATATTGTTTCAGTATATATCCCAGACATTGCTCCAACAATATCCGTTACTCCTGGAAATATGTCAGCAACAATAACTGCTTCCCACCCAAATGCTAATACTTGGTTTTATCAGGTGATTTCTGGTCAAGGATGTTCTAACCCTTATGATGGTCAGACTTTAAATACCAATGGACACCCTGAAACATTTACTATAAATAATCTTCAAAACGGGTGTCAGTATGAGATAAAAGTTGCTAATTGGAACTCGGAAGTAAATTTATATGCTTCAGTAAACGTTACTCCAGAACTAGTATTTCCAGAAAACTCTTCTCATGGGACTGTTGAAGAAAATCAAACATTAACTCTTACCGCCCCCGAGGGTAAAGTTTTTAGTTCTGTATCTTTTGCTAGTTACGGGACACCAAACAATTACACGATATCTCAGTGTAATTCAGAGAACAGTGTTTCTAAAGTTTCCGAGGCTTTTATTGGAAAAAGTAGCGGTTCTATAGTTGCAAGCAATGATGTTTTTGGAGATCCTTGCGGAGGAACTTTTAAGGCTCTAAGTGTCATCCTTCTTTACGAAAACGCTCCTGTTTCTCCAGAACCTTCTCCGTCTCCAGCACCCTCACCCGAGCCCTCACCAACACCAACTGAGAGTCCAAGTCCCGAACCAATACAAACGCCAACACCAGAACCGACACCAACCCCAACGCCAACGCCAACACCAGAACCCATACCAGAGCCAATACAACCTCCTAGTCCACCGCTCCCACCAGCACCAGAACCTACACCAACTCCGACTCCGACACCAGATCCAGAGCCAGTAAAAGAGCCCGAGCCAACCCCTGAACCTGAACCTGAACCTGAACCAGAACCAGAACCAGAACCTGAACCAGAACCAGAACCAGAACCAGAACCTGAACCAGAACCAGAACCTGAACCTGAACCTGAACCAGAACCTGAACCTGAACCTGAACCTGAACCAGAACCAGAACCAGAACCAGAACCTGAACCAACTTCAGAAGAAAAAGTTGACGACCTAACTGAAGATGGAAAAGTTTCAGTAGAAGAGGTTGATGAACTTGTGGACTTTCTTTCTGCAGACGGTGAGATTTCAGATAAAGAAGTTGAAAATCTTGTTGACTCATTGAAGGAAGATGGTAAACTTTCTGAAGAGGACAAATTAGTTGTTGCTAGTGTCCTAGTCGAGCAATTTAAAGGTGAAGAATCAATACCTTTGTCTGCTCTAAAAGATGCTGGAATTTCTTATTCAGACCTACCTCCAGAACAACCGGTAGAGGTTAGAACAGACTCTAGTGGTAATCCAGTTGTTATTACAGCCGAGGTTGCAGAGTCTTTGCAAGTTTTAGAAAGCCCAACAGCTTTAGTCTCAGAAATTTTTACTGACCCTGGTCAGGCTTTGGAGGCTTTAGGAAACATAGGAGCGGATATGAGTCCTCAAGAGCGAGAAGAATCTGAAGATGTCATTGTTGCTTCAGTTATTGCTGGCCAAACTGCACTTAATGCTGTTGCTGCCGCTGCAAGTGCTATTGGAGGTTCCCCATCAGCTCCTTCTTCCCCTAGCGGAGGAGGTAGCGGAGCCGGTGGACCTATGGGAGGAAGTTCTGGATCTTCGTCTAGTGGAAGGAGGAAACCGTAATGAAAAATTTCTTTTTAGACATAATCAATCAACTTTGGACACTTCTTGGTATGTTTATTGGTTGGGTTGTTCTTGATGGGTCTGCTAAAACTATAGTTGGATACTCTATCATTTTAACAATTGCAACATGGATTATAACTTACCCACTTAGAAAAGAAGAATAAAACATAACTAGTACAAATAAAAGGTACTATGGTGTATGAAACTAAGGTAGGTTGAGTGGCTAAGAGCTTAATGGAGCAAATTGCTCTCCTCTCTGACGAGGAGAGAAACTCAGCCCTGTCTGGAGTAGATTTAGAAAACCTTGTTTGGGACTGGCCTTCCTGGGCAAGACCAGAGCAAATGCCACCAAGAAATAATGACTGGAGTGTTTGGCTTTACTTGGCAGGAAGAGGAGCCGGAAAAACTCGCTCTGCCGCTGAATGGGTGAGAGAGAAAGCAAAAGAGACGGGAAATGGCCGACTCAGATTCGCTTTGGTTGCTCGTACTGCAGCAGATGTTCGTGATGTTATTGTTGAAGGAGAGTCTGGGATTATTAATATATCCCCTCCCAGTGAAAAACCACATTATGAACCATCAAAACGTCGTTTAACATGGCCTAATGGAAATACTGCAACACTCTTTACTGCTGATGAACCAGACGGTCTCCGCGGTATTCAAGCGCATTATGCCTGGGCAGACGAACTTGCTGCGTGGCGTCAAACGCCCGATGCGGCAGGAATGACTTCATGGGATAACTTACGTGTTGCAACTCGTCTTGGTTCTCATCCACAGATTATCGCTACCACTACTCCGAAGCGTGTCCCAATTCTATACAGCCTTATCGAAGAATCCAAAAGAACAGGAAGAGTCATCATCTCCAAAGGATCAACCTTAGATAACGCTGGAAATTTATCAGAGTCTTATTTAGAAGCAATTACCGGAGTATATGAAGGAACTCGTCTTGCTGCTCAAGAACTTTACGGAGAAATGCTTGACGATATAGAAGGTGCGTTGTGGACTATTGAAATGATTGATAGAGCTCGTCAAGGGTCTCTACCACCTTCAGCACCATTACGAATTATTGGAGTTGACCCTTCTGTTGCCGAGAATCCACGAGACGAGTGTGGAATTGTTGTATGTGCTTCTACGGCAGATAGAGATTTATATAAAAGACATGCGTGGATTCTTGAAGATGCAACAGTTCATGGTTCTCCTGAAACCTGGGCAAATAAGGTTGTCGAGATGGCAAGAAGATGGGGAGCCCCGGTTGTAGCTGAAGTAAACCAAGGTGGAGCTTTAGTTCGTAACGCAATTAATGCTATCGACCCAAATGTTAAAGTGTTGGAAGTACACTCTAAACATGGTAAGGCTCTAAGAGCAGAGCCAATAATTCTTTCTTACGAACAAGATAGAATTCATCACATAGGATTTTTAACAGAACTAGAGTCCCAGATGACTACTTGGATTCCAGGAGAAGGAAAGTCACCAGATAGAGTAGATGCTTTAGTTCATGCTTTGACAGCACTTTTAGTTAAACCTCCCGCTGGTTTTGTCGGAGGAAAATTAACAGCAAAATCTCTCTCTTCTCGAAGGCTTCCTAGTCTGAGAAACTCAGCGATGTCAAAAAGTTCTGGTGGAAAACTCTTTATCCCTCGTTAGAATTTACTCATCCTTGTAGCAAGACCCCAGTCAACTTCTCCAGGTAAC